GGCGGCTGCCGCACGGGCCAGGTGCTGAAGCCCAAGCCGCCGCCCGTGGTGCGCAAGCGCAAGCCGGTGGTGGCGCCCGTGGTCGTGGTGCCGTCTCCGGCGCCGCCTATGCCGCCGACCCGGACGTGCCAATGGCTCGATGGTTCAGCCCCGCAATGGCGCACATGCGCGGCGCCGGCGCGGCCGGGCACGTCGTGGTGCGAGCCGCACTACCGGCGCGTCTACGGGCTGCGTGCGGAGCGTGTGGCGTGAGGGTGCCGGGTGGCATGTACGATGCCTCGCTGCTGCCGGAGGCGTCGCCGCTGGTGCGGCGGCACGAGGAAGACGACCTGCAGCGGGCCACCTGCCAGTTCCTCACCGTGTCGCTGCCGGACGACGCCACGTATTTTGCCATCCCCAACGGCGGCAAGCGGCACCGGCGCGAGGCGGCACGCATGTCGGGGCTGGGCCTGCGCGCCGGGGTGCCGGATCTCTGCGTGGTCCACCGTGGCCGGGCGCTGTTCATCGAACTCAAGGCGAAGCGCGGCGTGGTCAGTGCGGCGCAACGCGAGATGCAGCGGCGGCTGATCTATGCCGGGGCGGCGGTGTGCCTGTGCCGCAGCGTGGCCGAGGTCGAGGCGTCGCTGCTTGAAGCGGCTGTGCATCTGCGGGCGCGGGTGGCGGCGTAATGCGCTTGTTTGCTCACAGCGAAGGGGCTGAAAATAGGAACGGCGGCAGGATGAGCCTACCGCCGAACCTGGGAGCAAGAGATGAGCAAGCATCTCAAGTTCCTGCCGTGGATAGTGGTGCTGGTCTCGATCTCGGTCAAGATCAGCATACGCCGCAGGTAGGGTTGGGCGCCAGCTTCGGCTGGTGCCCTTCCCCGGGTGGTGGCGACTCAATACTGTGCGTGCTAGAAACAGAACAGCCCCCGTTGGAGCGGGGGCTATCTGAAGATGTAACCAACGGCCGGGGCGGCCGCTATGAGGGGTAACTTGCAACCTCCTTTTAGCGCCCCCTCGCAGCCGATGCAAGGGAGTGCGTCCATGGCCCAAGCCTATGCCCTAGCCGCCGAACTGGCCCGGCCAGTCGCGCGCGGCCACCTCACCCTCACCGACGCCGACGCCGAGTTGTTACTCACCGCGTTTGGGCTGCATCGCAACGGCTCCCCATACGACCCGCTGGACGTGTTTAGCGGGCTCCAGCACATCCTTCGGCTGCATCTGGAGCGCCTTGAGGTGGCGCGCGACCTGGCGGCAATGCGGATACGCTCACGCCTTCGCCCGCTGCTGGCGCTTCGCAAGCCGTCCAACGTGCTGCTCGCAGAGGCCCACGACGTGAACGGCGCCGCAGGGTTCCCGTTCGATGAAGAAACCGTAACCGCTATGGCTACGACCGAGATGTACTGGGCGATGCCGGCGCGTCAGGGGGGTGGCCGCCATGCCCGCTGATACGCTCGAAGAAATCATCGCCGAGGGTCGGCGCGCCGAGGCTGAACGGCAGGAGGAGATCAGGCGCGCCTATGATGAGGGCGGCACTCGCCCGCCGCTGAGATCCATCAAGGGCGGCAAGACCGAGGGCACTCAGCCGCCGAAGCCAAACGGTAAGCTGGTGCTGCGCCCGGCCAGGCTGCCCGACCCGGAAAGCCTGCTGCCGCGGCCATGGCTCTATGGCACCGAACTCATACGCGGCTTCGTCACCGTCCTGGTGGCTCCCGGCGGCACCGGGAAATCCGCCTACGCCATGGCCGTCGGGATGTCACTCGCGGCACGGCGCGCCTTCCTGGGTAGCTATATTTTCTCCCCCGTCAACGTGGCCGTCATCAACCTGGACGACCCCATGGACGAGTTGGAGCGCCGGGTGGCCGCCGTCATGCTGGCCCATTCCATCAGCAGAGACGAGCTACAGGGCCGGCTGTTCCTTGAGGACTGCGACGGCCACGGCCTGACGCTCGCCGCGCCATCCCGCGACGACAATGGCTTCTGCGTCGCCAACCCGGACGAAATCGCGCTGACCGAGCTGATCCGTGAGAACGATATCGGCCTGATCGTCTGCGACCCATTCGCCGAAAGCCACACGCTGGAGGAGAACTCTAACCCGCAGATGATCCAGGCCGCCGCGGTCTGGCGCCGCATCGCGCGGGCCACCAACTGCGCCGTGCTGCTCGTCCATCACGTCAGGAAGGGCGACAGCACCGGCATCGATGCGGCTCGCGGCGCCAAGGCGCTGACCGACAGCGCCCGCGTCGGCCTGCTGATGACCACCATGTCGGAGGCCGAGGCCGAGCAGTTCGGCATCTCGGACGAGGACCGGCTGAGCTACGTCCGACTGGACGACGCCAAGCGCAACATGGCCGCCGCTGCCAAGGCCCGCTGGTTCCAGCTTCGCTCAATCAGGCTCGGCAACACCTTCAACCCCACCTACCCAAACGGCGACAGCGTCGGCGCCATCGTGGCTTGGACACCCCCAGATGATGAACTAGCCAGCGCACCCAACCACGAACTCAACGCCGCCCTGGACGCCATCCGCGATGGCCCAAAGCCCGGCACGCTGTATCGGGCCTCGAAGCAGGGCGGCGCCGTCAACTGGGTCGGCAATGTCCTCGGCGAGATATTCAAGACATCCGACAAGCAGGTGAAATCCATGGTCAGCGCATGGCTGAAATCCGGCCTGCTCTATGAGGAAGAATACTACCATCCCGTGTGGAAGCGCCGCGTTTCCGGCCTTCGCGTCAACGACGGGTTGCGTCCGTCATAATGAGGAGAAGTGGCGTGTTAACCCCCCAGAAGTGGCGTGAAGTGGCGTGCCAGCAGCCGCCTCAGCCGGTTTACGCCACTTCCTCTAAGGGAAGTGGCGTAGAAAGGAACCGGCGTGAAGCGGCGGCTGTTCCGAAGTGGCGTGCGGAAGTGGCGTGTGAACTATGGCCCTGATCCTGATACTGCTGGTTGTATTACTCCTCGCGGGCGGCGGCGGTGGCTACTACCTCCACGGCGCCTACGGCCCCGGCTGGGGCTACGGCGGCGGCCTCGGCCTCGTGCTGATCATCGTGATCATCTTCCTCGTGTTCCGCGGCGGCCTGTGGTGACCGACGAGCCGGCATACCCAGTCCTGGACTTTCATTGCGGCTTTTCGGCCACCGGCAGCATTGAGATATCCGAGCGCGGGCAGGAAACCAGCGAAGGAACGTTTCCCAACTCCGTCGTGCTGGTCATATCAGAAGCACACCGTATCGATATTTCCGTCAGCATCAACGAGGAGCCGCCGAGCATCCGCATGGATACCTACCACTGCGAAAACACCGATACCGGCCTCGGATATCACGCGCATTTGGAAATCCCCCTCGACAGAAGATCCGCTGAAGCGCTCCACAGGGCCCTCGGCTGGCTGGTGGACCTGCTATGATCCAAGGAGGTGTGTGGTGATCAGCCTCATCCTGCTCTGCTTCGCGTTCGTGTTCGCCGTGTTCGCTGCCAGCCCCATCGCCCGCGCGGACCCGTGGCGCCACCACCTCGGCTGGACCGCCATCGCGCTGTGGATCCTCGCCGAGCTGCTCCGCTCCGCCGGACCGTTGTGGGTCCGGTGAACGCCATCTCCAGCGTTGACAGGCAACCCACAGCCGGCTTAGCTAGCCTTAGCCCGGCTGACCACACCGGGTGCTACAGCATTCGCGGCCCCCGCTGGGCCTGCATCTACACCCACCCACAAGCCGAACTCTGGGCCGACAGCAACCTCCGCCGCGCCGGCTATCAGACGTTCCTCCCCACCCACACCATCCGCCAGCGCGACCGCGTCGTTGCCTCAATGCACCACACCGTCGTGCGCCCGCTGTTCCCCCGGTATCTGTTCCTGATGTTCGATCACCACGCCGCGTCATGGTCGCCGCTCCGCGCCATCCCAGGTGTCGCCGACATCCTCCGCAGCGGCCAGGATCTGCACTATGCCCCAGATGCCGTCGTGGACGCGCTCAGGGCAGGGGAAGAGGCTCGCCGCACCCTAACCACCCAGGACACCCTCTACCGCCCCGGAGCGGTCTGTGACGCCATTGTAGGGGGTGGTCAGAATGTCGAGGGAGTGGTGGTGTCGGTAAACGGCCGAAGAGCGGTCATCGCGGCCGTTATGTTTGGCGCACTACGCGAGGTCGTGGTTGACCTAGGCAACCTTAGGTTGCGAAATAAGTGACGGCCCGCCACCGCGTGATAACGAGCGTCTAAAATAGAGAGACTTAGATGGCGGTCGGGAGAAAAACCGGCGGGCGGCAGAAGGGCGTGCCCAACAAACTGAGCGGCGATCTGCGCAACATGATCCTCGGTGCTCTCGCTGGCGCAGGTGGTGAAGCGTATCTACAGCGCCAAGCCGACGAGAACCCCGCCGCGTTCCTCACCCTCGTTGGCAAGGTGCTGCCGTTGCAGATCGCCGGCGATCCAAACAACCCCGTCACATACGTGCTACGCGCACCATCCCCCGTTGACAGCGCAACCGAGTGGCTGCGCCAGCACGCACCATCCGACAGCCGCAGCGATCCTCTGCTGATAGATGCATCTGTAACTACCGACGATGCCTGAAAAGATCGTCACCGTCTGGGAAGCGCAGCCTGGCCCGCAAGCCGCATTCGTCGGTTGTCCCGTGTTTGAAATCTTCTTCGGTGGCGCGCGCGGTGGTGGAAAAACCGACGCCGTCCTCGGCGAATGGGCCATCCACGCCGATGACTACAAGGCCGATGCCATCGGCCTCATGGTCCGCCGCACGCGCATCGAGCTGCTCGAAACATACGAACGCGCACGCCTCATCTATACCAAGTTCGGCGCCTCGTTCACACAGAACCCAATGCGCGTCACGATGCCCAACGGCGCACGCCTCACATTCGCATACCTCGAACGCGATGCCGACGCAGAGCAGTATCAGGGCGCGTCATACACTCGTGTATACATCGAGGAGGCCGGCAACTTTCCATCGCCCGTGCCGATCATGAAGCTCATGGCCACACTGCGATCGGGTGCCGGTGTGCCTGTCGGCATTCGTCTCACCGGCAATCCAGGCGGTCCTGGTCACCAGTGGGTGCGTGCTCGCTACATCGATCCCGAGCCAATGGGCTGGCGCATCATCAAATCCGCCGAGGGCCTCGACCGTATATACATACCCAGCCGCGTACGGGATAATGCCTATCTCGGCCCCGACTACGTGCAGCGCCTGCGTGCGTCCGGCTCTCCCGAACTGGTGCGCGCCTGGCTCGAAGGCGACTGGTCGGTTGTGTCGGGCGCGTTCTTTCCCGAGTTCTCCATGGAGCGTCACGTCATCGCGCCGCGTTCGTTGCCCGAGCACTGGCTGCGGTTCCGCTCATTCGACTGGGGATCTGCTCGCCCGTTCGCCTGCCACTGGTGGGCAGTCAGCGACGGTAGCGATGGCATCGCCCGCGGCGCGCTGGTCAATTATCGCGAATGGTACGGCATGCGGCCAGGAGAACCCAACGTCGGGCTGCGCATGACCGCCGAGGTGATTGCCGCCGGCATCAAAGCGCGCGAGGCCGATGACACCGGCACAATGACTGGCGTTGCCGACCCCGCCATGTTCGCCGAGGACGGCGGGCCAAGCATCGCCCATCGCATGATGGGCCTCGGCGTCCACTTCCGCCCGGCCGACAACAAGCGTGTTGCAGGCCGTGGCGCCATGGGCGGCTGGGACCAGGTCCGTGCGCGCCTTGAGGGCGACGCTGACGGCGCACCGATGCTGCTGCTGTTCAGCACGTCGCGCGACCTCATACGCACCCTGCCGGCGCTACAGCACGACGACGCACGGCCCGAGGACGTGGACAGCGACATGGAGGACCACGCGCCTGACTCGTGCCGCTACGCCTGTATGTCGCGGCCGTTCGTGCGTGATACCGCCAAGCCCGTCGTGCGCGACAGTTGGTCTGCGGCGTTCCAGCGTGCCGGCCGCTCAGAGGTGGCAAATTGGCGCGTCGCATGACTGAACCCCTCTCCGGCGCGCAGTTCCAGCGCGAGGTCGGCGCTGACCCGGAGAAGTGGGCCGCCGAGTTCCTCGCCGCCTACGCGCAGGCCGATGGCGTCCGCACCGACGCCGACCGCCAGGCGTTCGTGGCAGCGTGGTTCAGGGACTTTGGCGACGCGGCAGTGAAGGCGGCGCATGCCGTATAGTGGTCTCCTCGGCCCCATGGCGCCGGACACATTCACCACCCGGCTGGGCGTTCCCGCGGGGCGCCGTGGTGTCTCCAATGCTGACCCTGGCATGGTTGTGCAGCCGTACGTTGACCCTGGCTATGCCATGCCCAACGCCGACGAGGGCAACCTCAACCAGTCAATGCAGGCGCGGCTGGAGGTGGGTGGTGTGCAGCCGGTGGCGTTCTCACCTGGACCTGGCGTCAATGCGTTCTCGCCGCAGTTGCTGATGCTGCTCCAGCAGCGTCCCGAGCTGTTGCAGCACTTCATGAGGCAGAACCGTCTGCTATGAGCGATGCGGCCCTCCACATCCACGTCCACGAAGATCGCGGCCCTGACGAGCCGCCGGCCGTTGCTGACCTCACCGGCAGCGGCGACGACTATCCGCGCGACCTCGATGACCTGCACAGCCAGTTGGTCAGGTGGTTCGAGGAATCGGAGATGGCGCGGCAGGACGAGATCGAGTTAGCGCAAAGAGATCGTGCATATTACAATCACGAACAATGGTCTAAAGAAGAACTAGACGAACTAAAGAAGCGAGGACAGCCACCTATTTGCGTGAATAAGATACATGATAAAGTGTCTCTATTATGCGGCATGGAAAGGAAAGCAAGAACAGATCCGAAAGCATTCGCGAGAACTCCTGCCGAAGAAGATCGCGCCGAAGCCGCTACGCAAGCCCTGCGGTTCATTGCGGATGACAACAGCTTTTCCTTAGTCCGCAGCGCGGTCTTTGAGGACATGCTCATCGAGGGGGCGGGATGCGCGGAACTCGGCCTCGAGGACGACGGCCAGGGCGGTGCGAACATCACCATCACCCATGTGCCGTGGGATCGCATCTTCTACGACCCGCACAGCCGCTCGATGGACTTTGGTGACGCGCGATACAAGGGCTTGGTCATCTGGATGGATCGCGACCAGCTCGAGGGCATGTATCCCGAGGGCGACGACGTGATCGAGGCGTCGTTCAGCAGCGTCGATTTCTACTACAACGACCGCCCGGAAACCGCGTTCTGGACCGACAACCGCCGCCGCCGCGTGCGCGTTGTTCAATGCCACTGGTCCGAGCGCGATACCTGGTGGCAGGCGACGTTCACGAAGAACGGCATTCTGGCCAATCCGCAGCGTTCGAAGTTCAAGGACCGCAAGGGCAAGAGTTGCTGCGGGATGTTGCTGCAGAGCGCCTACATCAATCGCGAAAACCAGCGCTACGGCATGGTGCGCGGGCTGATCTCGCTGCAGGACGAGATCAACAAGCGGCGGTCGAAGGCGCTGCACCTGCTCTCCGTCCGCCAGGTGGTGGCCGAGCAGGGCGCCGTGCAGGACGTGGACAAGGCGCGGCGTGAGGTGGCGAGGCCGGACGGCTACGTCGAGGTCATGCCGGGCTTGAAGTTCGAGATCGAGCAGTCGGCC